AGCTGAAGGGAATAATTCGCTAGGGGCACGGCCTTCTCCCAATGTGAGATACCTCACATCTACTTACACTCCAAGTTCCTGAGGGAACGTGGGTGTTCCTAGTAGAAACTCACGAACTGGTCGCCCTATCACTTCGGACCCGTCTAAGACGTGCCGAGGTGTAGTTACAACCAGCTCGGTAATTCTTTCCTTAGTGGTGTCAAGCCACATTAGGTAAGAACCGAGTTGGTACTTATCTTCCGAGTCGCTGTCGTAAAGTTGCTTAGACTTCACTCGAGCAAGGCAGCGAATACCTGGTGCGCAGAGCGCATCGCGACGAGCTGTATCTTTAGCCCCCCAAAGGGGACGAGGAATAAGCTCGGCGAATAAGCTCCACAGGGCAAAATAGTCGGGATCACAGATATCATCGTGAACCGTAGCCCATCTTCTCAAAGAATTGAGAAGTAGACACCAATCGCTGACCGATACGGGGACATGTTTCACATAGAAGGGAGTTATCTCCCTACCTGAGTACCAGTGTTTACCACAGGACTCACGGAACGGCCCCTCCCAGTACGATTTTGTAGGGTTAAGACTAAACCCTGCGTACTGAAGAGTAGCCTCTAGTGGACCAATCAGCCCAGAAGGGCAGATTATGTCGTCACCGTACACGGAAATACGTCCTTTAGTATGAGTGTAGAACGCACACGCCCTTGTGAGAGCCCAAAAAATTAGGCTCTCAAGCTCGAACGTAAACGCGTTCCCCATCGAGGATATCATCTCATTGAGGTGATACTCTCCATCGATCATCGTTTCTGGTGACCGAAGGTCCAAGAGAAGGGAACTCCACTCAAAGGGAAGTAAAGCGATCACTAACTGCGTCGTGACAGAGTCACTAGCAGAAGAAAGATCGACAGTAGCTAGACTATTGTCTATACTACCCTGTCGGGCCAGCCGTTGGTTAACGGTCTGATCGTTCAGGTTAATCCCAACCGTCTTGAGCTTACGGCGTATAAAATCGCCTACAGCTTTCTGACAGTACATGTTTAAATCGGGCTCCTTACAGGCGCACCGATCTATTTCGGACGTTTTCGGAACAGTGAACATCACATTACCTCTAACCAATTCTAGGTCACGAGGCATTGGGTGGACGCTACGCGTCAACCTTAAGTAGTGATATATAGCACTACCAGTGATGTCCTTCCCTCCTTGGTATTTCTTGGAGATCGTCCCAACACCACGCCGCACAGAAGTGCTGGCGCCCCCTGAGAATGAACCAGAAAGTTCATCCCAAGGAACCGAGTCCCCCAAAAGGGATTCGATTGCTGACGAACACCAACGCAAAAGTTCTGGTCCAAAGACCGGAAACCCTTTCGGATCGAGGAAAAGAAACTCTTCCTCGTCTTGAAGGAAAATGCGTTGATTCGTCTGTCGGTTGCGCTCCTCGGTAGCTAGCCACTTACTAATGGCCCGCTCCCGTCGTACACTATCCGTAGCGCCGGTCGTAAGACCGACTAGTTTCGACTCAAACTGATTAGCGAGATAATCGCTTTTCGGGTTCGAGTCTAACGTTAACTGCTCTTGTAGCAGTTCACGGAAAGATTCGTACAAAGTCGGAGGGTAGGTCCGGAGTGTCTTAGACATCCGGGTCTTCACGGACTTATGTCTCATGAAGGAGGCTCCTGTCTGGTTTCCATAGACGGGATTGTCTACGGTACCTTCTAATCCTTTTTCGTCACGTGTCGCTTAGGGGGAACCCTTCGAAACACTATGGCGAATTCCGTGTTAAGCACAAGTATGTGCACACGGAAAGGGAGAAGGCGATTAAAAAGCCAATCATAAAACTGGCTCAATAAACACCCTGGAGTTTAACCAGGGCATCGTGGACGAGGGTCTTCCCAGTGCCCAGACCATTGGCAAGCATGCCAATAGCATCTGTGCGTTCCTGTTCAGTTGATTCCTCGTCGAACGACGTCTGCAAGGTCAAATAGGCCGTGCGGACAACGACAGGGCGATCGACACCATTAATGGTTTCGGTCTGTACGACTGGAATAACCAGTCGCACCTCGCCTTTGTATCTGGAGGTCGCTTTCTTAAGCGACACAGACACAGTCTGCCCTCCAATAGGAGTCGCGGCAGCGTTGACAACGACGCCGACCCCGTTCACGATATCTCGTGGAACGAAGGTGCGGTCGACCGGTGTTACGGGAGTCCTGTCCGTGAGGACAAGGTTCTGCAGTTGAGGCATGTTATGCCCTTTCTGTATGTCTCGACCAAGGTCTATCGACCAGATCGAAGCTGTTGAAGCAAAGCGATTGCTGATACAATACGCTTCGGGTTTGAGAAGGGTAGACGGAAGTATGGCAGGGTTGCCGGGAAAGAAGAAATCTTCTCTCGAGTCAACTCTAGCAACTCGACTTTCACATTCTGTGGGTCGTCAAGCACGATCGGACGCGCATTTGAACTCGCGTAAAACCGTTTCAAATCAATAGTAACCGAACCTGAGGTCCGGCGACTAATGCTTCCATCGATGAATGTCAGTCCAAGTGGAGTGGTGAGCCCCTGTAGCCACGGGGAGATTGGCAGAAGCCAGTCTACGACGAAGCTAAAAGGAGTCCCAACCCATGCCAAATAGGCCGGGTTGTCCAATCCTATACCGGAAAGAAACGCAAGATTTGGGTTAGATACCCTCAAATCATAGCGAATCTTCACGTCGTGCGTGACCTTAGGAGTAACTTTGAAGTTATTCCAAGGGTTAAATCCCCCGTCCATTAAAGAAAAGAACGGTAAATCCGCAGAAGTGCGACGGTGAACTGAAAATGTGCCGGCAGGCCCCGCTTTGAGGCCGTCGTTCACAAAATCAATCCCGGACTTGATGTCGTTCAGAAGCGGCATCCATCCGTAATTTAACTCTAACCATCCTCGGGACAGAGAGTCAAACACGTCAGAAAGCTTTTTCGGCTTGGAGAGACCAAGGGTCTTAAAGACCTCTGGCCAGTTTCCGCGTCGAGCTGCTAACATGGCCTTTACGACCTGCCCCGCACGACCAGCAACCATCATTAGAGACTTATCAAGATCCACAAAGGTCTCGCTAAGGTCCAACTTTTGGTTTCTGGCCTTACTAAGAACCTCAACCTTAGCGCGATTATACGCGTTGTCACATATAGCCCGATTTAAGGATCCTTCGATCCCAACCGGAGCCGACGTGAACATTCGGTGAGGACTACCTAAGCCGGTGTCTAGCCCGCCTAGATAACCAATCCGACAGTCAAGTACTAAAGTAGCGTACCTGGTCTGTCCCCCTTCTGTGTACTGAATGACTTGCCGATAAGGCTTGCCATAGTCCACATTGAGGTGAAAGGCATAGTAAGGTGTCACGGTTCTCTTACCGTTGACAATGCCATTCTGCATGAAGTTCCGCTCAACATAGGAATGAAATCCATTGTTGATATAGGTACGACCTGCATTATAGTCTCGTGCTGCCTTGAAAGTGCCGAAACCGTCCTGGTATATATTATACCCGAAAGGTTGCGTTACAATCACATAACCATTATGGTTAAGAGGTGGCGTGGGAACGAACATTGCGAAGATCCTAAGCAAGGATCCCAGCGTACTGACAGGCAGGATCACAATTTTTGTGATGCTTACCCTGTGGCGTAAGCCAATGGCGACCCTTTATGGGTC